CGACATGATCCAGGCACGCGGTCACCGCTGGGTGCCGTGGTTCCCGATCGACTCGGAGCCGATCCCCGCCGCCGTCCTGCGGCAGGTGGAGAAGGCGTGGCAGCCGGTCGTGTTCAGCCGGTTCGGTGAGCGGATGGCCCGCGACGCCGGCCTCGACGTCCGGTACGTCCCGCACGGGGTTGACACCGCCGTCTATCGGCCGCTCAACAAGGCGGCGGAGCGTGACGCCCGGGGCCTGCCTGGGGACCGTTTCATCGTCGGGATCGTCGCGGCGAACAAGGGGATCCCGTCCCGCAAGTCGTGGCCGGAGATGCTCGACGCCTTCGCCCGCCTTCACCGCCGCCACCCGGAGGCGCTGCTCTACCTCCACACCTTCGTCGGCACCGAGATGACCGGCGTGAACCTCGGGGAGTACATCCAGCATCTCGGGATCCCCGAGTCGGCGGTGAAGGTCTGCGAGCAGTACCAGAACGCCATCGGCTTCCCCGCCGAGTGGATGGCCGGCATGTTCAGCAGCCTCGACGTGCTGATGAACGTCGCGATGGGGGAGGGCTTCGGCGTCCCCATCCTGGAGGCGCAGGCGTGCGGGACACCCGTCCTCGTCGGCGGGTGGACGGCGATGACCGAGCTCTGCCTCGATGGATGGCTCGTCTCGAAGGAGGACGCCGACGGCTGGTGGACGCCGCAGGCCGCGTACCAGTTCAAGCCGCGCGTCGAGGCGATCGACGCCGCCCTCGAGTTGGCGTTCGAGGACTGGTCGGCGGGCAGGCTCACCGAGCCGCGCCGGCGCAACACCGCCGCCCGCGCCGCCGAGTTCTATGACGCCGACATGGTGACCCGCGACCACTGGGGCCCGTTCTTCGACGAGTGCGCCGAGCGCATCCAGGCGGAGACGGTGGGGGACCTGCCGCCGGTCGAGGTGGCGGCATGAGCTGGACCCAGGTCGGCACCTGTCCGAAGTGCGGCGCCCCGATGTACGTCCCGATGGTCTGGCACGGGGTCTTGCCCCCGACCCCTCGCCGGTCGTGCGGGTGCTTCCCGCCGCAGACCATCATCACCAGCGGGACGAGCACGCGATGATCGCCGTCGTCATCCCCACCATCCGAGGCCGCGAGGCGCTCTACGAGCGGACCGTCGCCGCCTACCGGGCGACCGCCGACGTCTCGATCATCACGGCCCGCGACCGGCCCACTATCGGCCAGGCGTGGAACAACGGCGCCGAGGCGGCACTCGGAGTCCCCGGCGTCGAGTACCTGCACCTCTCCGCCGACGACGTCGAGCCGCAGCCCGGGTGGGCGGAGGCCGCCACCCGCACCGCAGACCGCGGCGGCTACCCGAGCCCCCGCATCCTGAACATCGACGGCTCCCTGCACTCCTGCGGGACGATGGGCGGTGGGATGCTCCTCCCCGAGTGCGGCGACGGCACCGTCTGCGGGTCGTCGCCCTTCCCGTTCATGCGCCTCGACGAGTGGGCCGGCGTCGGCCCGTCGATACCCGCCCACTACTACGCCGACGACTTCCTCGCCTGGTCCGCCCGTCAGCAGGGCCTCGAGCCGGTCGTCGTCAGGGACTTCTGCCTCGTCCACCTGGAGGGCACCCAGGGCCGGAGTCGGATGGTTCAGCGCAGCGCGGACGACCGGCAGATGTTCCTCGACGCCGTCGCCAGCCGGTCCCTGCAGCCGGCGGAGGCCGGGTCGTGAGGGTCCTTATCACCGGGGGGCTCGGTCTCATCGGGTCGGAGCTCGCCGACAAGGCCGCCGAGGCGGGTTGGGTGATCCACGTCATCGACGACCGCTCCGGCAACGTCGTCGACCACGCCGAGCGGGCATGGTCACACGACTTCGAGAAGGTCGAGCAGGTCTCAGCCGACTGGGATGGACTCCACCACGGGGAGCCGCCGCCGGACGTCGTCATCCACTGCGCCGCCCCCGTCGGCCCCGTCGGGATCCTGAACCGCCGGGTCCTCGACGACTGCTACACCGCGACCCGGGCGGCCATCGCCCTGGCCCGCCGGTTCGCCGCCCGCCTTGTCGTCCTGTCCTCCTCGGAGGTGTACGGCACCGTCAACCCGCAGGGGTCGCTCGTCATCCCCGACGACTGGTCGCACCGCAGCGAGTACGCGGTCGGGAAGGTCGTCACCGAGCAACTCGCCCGCCGGCACCACGCCGAGACGGGGTTGCCGACCGCGGTCATCCGTCCGTGGAACGTGACGGGTCCGCGCCAGTCTGCGGCGAAAGGGTTCGTCTTCCCAAGGATGGCTGCCCAGGCGGTCGCCGGTCGCCCTGTGACCGTGTACCGCCCCGGAACGCAGCAGCGGGCGTTCATGGCGGTGGAGGACTTCGCCTCCGTCCTAGTGGACGGGCTGCTGGAGCAGCCGACCACCGACCCGGAGTGGCAGGCGACGCCCATCGACGCCGCCGCGCCAGACAACTGCGTGTCGATGTCCACCCTCGCCCTCATGTTCGTCGAGCACCCGCTGTCCCTCTCCCGGGAGTGGACGTCGATCAACCCCCGCGTCGAGCACGGCCCTTCATTTCGTGAAGCGGCCGCTGGGACGAAGCTCCCGATGAGCGACCCGGCGATCAAGGGCACAACGCCCCTCGTCGAGATGGTGAACCGGGCGATGCTCGCCGCCGCCGACCGGGTGAAGCTCGCGGCCTAGGAGGTCGCCATGTCCTACCTCGACGCGGGCGAGATCGCCCTCATGCGGGATGAGGTTGCGACCACCCTCCCCGAGACCGTCGTCATCCAGCGGTCCACGGGGGCGTCGGACGGGATGGGCGGCTCCACCCGCACCTTCGCCGCCAACGGCACCGCCTCCGCCCGGGTGGACCCGGTGTGGCGCCTCGGCCAGGAACGTGAGCAGGGTGGCCGCGCGATCGGAGACTCGAACTGGGTGGTCATCATGGCCCACGACACCGACGTCCTGCGCGGCGACCGGATCGTGCATCAGGCCCGCACACTCGAAGTCGTCGATGTCCGCACCCCGCAGTCGTGGGAGCTGCTGACCCGCGCGGAGTGCGTGCGCCTCGCCTGATGGCCCAGTTCATCGTCACCCGCAACCGCTTCCCGGAGGCCATCGCCCACCTGGAGCAGGCGGCGATCAACGCCGTGCAGAAGGTCGCGGCCGACATGAAGGCCGACGCGCAGCAGCGCGCGCCGATCGACACCGGCCACCTGCGGGCGTCGGCCTACTACCGCCGCAACTCCGCCCTCGTCTACCGCGTCGGCTTCACCGCCTCATACGCCCTGTACGTCGAGTTGGGGACCCGACGTATGCGGGCGCAGCCCTACTTGATCCCAGCGTGGGTAGCGGGCCGCTACAAGCTCATGCAGGCGTTCCGCCGCATCGGGATCCTCGGATGATCGAGGCGACCGCCACCGCCCTCGCGTCCCTCTTCAACGGGGACACGACGCTGACCTCCACCTACGGCGTCACCGGGACGTTCTACGACATGGCGCCCGACGCCCAGGCGTACCCGTTCATCACGATCGGGCTCGTCACCGCACCCGACGACTACACGTTCGGGGTGCGGGCGTGGTCGGAGGCCCTGTGGCAGGTCCGGGCGTGGGACCAGGACACCTCGGCTCGGCGGGCCGCCCGGATCATGGCCCGCATCGACACCCTCCTCACCGACCAGGCGCTCACGGTGTCCGGCTACCGGGTCCTCGTCTGCCGGCGGATGGAGACGCTGCCGCCGATGACCGAGCTCGACAGCGCCGCCGGCCTGCAGGTGCGCGCCGAGGGCGCCCGCTTCCTGATCGGAGTCTCCTGATGGCGAAGACCACCTACATCGTCCAGGCGCGGGACGCCGAGGGCCGCGACCTCTACCCGGGCGTCACCCACCCGGGCGGCCTCGCCCCGGTCGGCGGGCCGCTGCCGGCGGACTTCCCGGCGAAGACGATCAAGCAGCTCCTCCGGCAGGGCGTCATCGCCCCCGCCGAGGGCGGGACCACGGAGGACTGAGATGCCGACCTTCACGCATGGGCGGGCGACGCGGCTCTACGCCGGGTCTGTTGACCTCACCAGCTACCACCACTCGGCGGGGGCGAGCGCCTCGGCGGACACCGCCGAGACCTCGGTGTTCGGGGACAGCGACAAGTCGTATGTCGTCGGCCTGTCCGACGCGACGCTCAGCGGCGAGGGGTACTTCGACCAGGACGCCGCCGGCGCCGGGACGATCCTGAACACGAGCCTCGGCGGGACGGCGAAGACCCCGTGGTCCTTCTACCCCCGCGGGGATGCGATCGGGGAGCGCGGCCACGGCGTCAACGCCGACACCACCTCATTCGAGCCGGGCGCCGACCTCGGGGAGGTCGTCGGGTTCAGCTTCGAGGCGCAGTCCTCGACCGGGCTCGAGCGGCTCGTCAGCCACGCCGCCTTCGGCACCCGCTCGACGGCGGGGACGCTCACCAGCGTCGACCACGGCGGGTCGAGCGTCTACGGCGGCGCCGGCTACCTGCACGTCACGAGCCTCACCGGGTCGATGGCGATCCGCATCGAGCACTCCGCCGACGACTCCACCTACACGACCCTCGTCAACTTCGGGACCGTCACCGGCCCCGTCGGGACCCGGCTCGCGTTCAGCGGGACGTGCAACCGCTACACGCGCCTCGTCCACACCCCGGCCACCACGGGCACCGCGGCGTTCGTCGCCGGGCTGGCCCGGAAGACCCGCTAACCAGCCCAGGGAGGAACGAAAATGCCGACGTTCGGCCACGGGAAGGACGCCCAGTTCTGGGTCACCGACAGCGGTGGCACGGAGCGGGAGCTCACCAGCTACCTGAAGTCCGCCACGATGCCGCGCAGCGTGGACACCGCCGAGGCCTCGACCTTCGGCGACGACGACAAGGTGTACGTCGCTGGTCTGCGTGACGCGACGCTCTCGATGGAGGGCAACAGCGACGCCACCGTCGACGGCTACCTGACGGGCCTCCTCGGCGGCACGCCGCGGGCGTGGGCGTTCTGCCCGCGTGGCTCGGCGACCAACAACGTGAAGTACAGCGGCTCGGCGATCCTCACGTCCTACGAGCCGGACGCGGACCTCGGCGACGTCGTCGGGTTCAGCGCCGAGTTTCAGGTGTCCGGGGCGATCACCCGGACTGTTCTCTAGGCCAGGAGGCCAACTCATGGGGGATGCACAGCAGGGGCCGGCGGGGGCGCCGGCCACGCAGGACCGCGCACCGAAGTACCTGTCGGCCGACGCGGTCCTCGCGGCACCGGACATCGTCACGGAGGACTTCGAGGTGCCCGAGTGGGGCGGGACGATCAAGGTGAAGGGCCTGTCGGTCCACGACCTCAACGAGGCGAACCGCCTCGCCACCGTCGGCGGGGAGGTCGACGCCGAGAAGATCACCTGCATGGTGCTCGTCTTCGGCTGCGTCGAGCCGCAGTTCACGCCCGATCAGGCGGGCGCCCTCGCCAAGAAGTCGGCGAAGGTCGTCAACGAGGTGGGCGCCGCCATCTTCCGCCTGTCCGGGGTAGGTGGCGCGTCGGAGGCCCGATTTCGTAGCGGAGCCGCGTAGGGCGTTCACCTTCCAGGTCGCGCTCGACCTGGGGATGGATGTGCGTGAGGTGTGGGCGTGGCCGGTCGGTCTGCTCGACGAGTGGATCGCCTACTACTCGTGGCGGGCGAAGGAACGGGCCGCCGCTGAGAAGCGGGCGGCGAGGAAACGGTAGCGGGGGTCGCGCATGAGCACGCTCCTGGCATCCGGCCACGTCCTCATCGGCGCCCAGGTCGGCCCCGCCCTCGCCGGGTTGGCGAAGGTCGATGCGGCGTTCGCCCGCACCGGATCGAGCCTCACCCGTTCGGGGACGGCGATCACGAAGGCGGTCGGCCTGCCGATCGCCGCGGCCTTCGGCTACGCGATCAAGGCCGCCGCCGACTTCGAGTCGAGCCTCAACCAGATGCAGGCCGTCTCGGGTGCGACGGCCGCCCAGATGAAGCAGGTCGGCGCGGAGGCGAAGCGGCTCGGCAACGACGCCAAGCTGCCCGCCACCTCCGCGAAGGACGCCGCGGACGCGATGACCGAGCTCGCCAAGGGCGGGTTCACCGCGTCCCAGGCGATGAAGGCGGCGCGCGGGACGATCATGCTCGCCGCCGCCGCCGGGGTGGAGAACGCCGAGGCCGCCACCATCCAGGCAGACGCCCTCCACGCCTTCGGCTTGAAGGCGTCGGACGCGATGCGTGTCGCGGACCTCCTCGCCGCCTCCGCGAACGCCAGCACCTCGGAGATCGGGGACATGGCGCTCGCGTTGAAGGCGTCGGCGTCGGTCGCCCACCAGGCGAACGTCCCGATCGAGGACACCGTCACCGCCCTCTCGAACCTCGCGAACGCGGGGATCAAGGGCTCGGACGCCGGCACGTCCCTGAAGACGATGCTGCTGCGCCTCATGGCCCCGATGGGGGCGGGGGCGAAGGCGATCAAGGAGCTCGGGCTGAACTTCCGCGACGCGGAAGGGAACATGAAGACGATCCCGGGGATCGCCACCGAGCTCAACTCGAAGCTCGCCGGGATGACCAAGGCCCAGCGTGACGCGGCGATGGCCGCCATCTTCGGTTCCGACGCCATCCGGGCGGCGAACATCGTCCTCGGCAAGGGCGCCGCCGCCCACGAGGCGATGAAGAAGAAGGTCACCGAGCAGGGCGCCGCACAGGAACTCGCCGCCTCCAAGATGAAGGGGTTCAACGGGGCGCTGGAGAAGTTCAAGTCGGCGGCCCAGAACGCGGCGATCACGGTGGGGGAGGCGCTGCTCCCGACCGCAACCCGCTGGGTGCAGAAGGCGACGGAGATGGTCGACGCCTTCGACCGTCTCACCCCCGCCCAGCAGCGGTTCGCGATGCAGGTCGCCGCCATCGCCGCCGCCGTCGGCCCCGCCCTCGTCATCATGGGCCGCTTCCAGCAGGCGGTCGGCGCCATGCCCGGCGGCCTCGGCCGTGTGGCGGGCCCCGCCGGCATCGCCGTCGGCGCGTTGACGCTGCTCGCGGTGACCAACGATGACGCCCGCGAGTCGATGACCCGCCTCGCCTCCTCCGCCGCCCCGCTCGCCCAGGCGCTCGGGCAGCTCGTCATGAACCCGGTCGTCCTGTCGATGACGGCGGGGGTCGCCGCGGCGATGGCGCTGTGGAAGGCGCTGACGATGCTGCGGGCGGGGATGCTCGCCCTCACCGCCGCCGCCGCCGCGAACCCGCTCGGCGTGTTCCTCGTCGCCGCCGCCGGGGTCGCCGCCGCCATCCAGGGGCTCAACTCCATGTTCGGCGGTGGGGCATCCGCCGCGCAGCGGTACGCGGATGCGACCAACCAGGCGAAGGACGCCCTCAACGGGTTCAAGGCCGCCGCCGCCGGCGCCGAGAGCGCCGACCTCGCCCTCGCGCAGGCCAAGCTCCAGGTGAAGCAGGCGAACCTCGACCTCGCCCGCACCCAGAAGCAGGTCGCCGACGGCGTCCTGAAGGGCCGGGACGCGAGCATCGCCTTGGAGGGCGCGGAGCTGCGGGTGAAGCAGGCGAAGCTCGGTGCCGCGCAGGCCGCCGCCGCCGCATCCACCGCGAACGCGAAGGAGCGGACCGAGCTCGTCGCCCACACCCGCGCGAAGTACGCCGCGGTGAAGGCGGCGCAGGACGAGGTCACCCAGGCGAAGGCCGCCATCCAGGTCTACGGCGCGTCGAAGGAACGCATCGCCGCCCTGAAGGACGCGCAGGCCGACCTGGCGCGGGCGACGGCGGGCGCCAGCCGCCAGAACCAGGCGTACACCGCCGGCCTCGGCGCCGCCGGCCGTCAGGCGGAGGACTCCCGCAACAAGACCTCCGCGTTGAAGGGTGAGATGGCGGGCCTGAAGTCGAAGGCCGTCTCGATCAACGTGAACACGGCGCAGGCGATCGTCGCCATCGCCGGGGTCATCGCCCAGATGGCGTTGGTGGCGTCGAAGACGATCACGCTCACGGTGAAGACCAACCACCTGAAGGGCTCCTGGAACGACCAGGAGACGATCGAGAACCTCCGCAAGGAGCCGAAGACCCGGACCCTCACCCTCAACATGAGGACGATGGGATCCGACGGTGTCGAGCGGGCGCTGAAGCTCTCGAAGGGCGTCATCGACGCGATCCGCACGGCGAAGGGCAACGCCGTCGACCTCGCCGGCGGCCTGTCCGGGATGGTCGGGACGGGGGTGGACGCCCTCGCCAGCGCCCGCATCGCCGGCCTCGGCA